ACCGGAAGCCATAACCGCGGAGGATTTGGCGCATCTGATCGAGGAAACGGTACAGCGCGCGGTTGCGGCATTACCCGCACCGAAGGACGGCGAGAGTGTCGACCCGGCGGTTGTCCGGGGCATGGTCGATGAGGCGGTTGCTGCCCTACCGCCTCCGTCAGCGCCGGAAGCAATCACTGCGGAGGATTTGGCGCCTCTGATCGAGGAAACGGTGCAGCGCGCTGTTGCCGCGCTGCCCGCGCCGAAGGATGGCGAGAGCGTTGATCCAGCGGTGGTTCGCTCGATGATCGACGAAGCCGTCGCCGCGCTGCCGCCCGCCGGGGACGGCGTTGGTCTAGCAGACGCGCTCATCGATCGCTCTGGCGAGCTGGTGCTCACCCTGACCGACGGATCGATCCGTAAGCTGGGCCAAGTCGTCGGCCGGGATGCCGATATGGCAGCGTTGCAGCGCCAGTTGCAGGAAATGGTCGACGCGATTCCGAAGCCTAAGGATGCCTTCTCGCTCGATGATCTCTCCGTCGAGAGCGCTGACGGCGGGCGCACGATCCGTCTGTCCTTCAGCGCCGGCGGCCTTTCGAAGTCGTTTGAACTGGCGATCCCGGTGACCATCTACCGCGGCGTCTGGCGCGAAGGTCAGTACAAGGCCGGCGATGCCGTCACCTGGGCTGGATCACTGTGGATCGCGAACGAAGACACCGCAGCCAAACCTGACACCGGCGAGAGCTGGCAGCTGGCTGTCAAGCGGGGCCGTGACGCCCGGCCGGCCAATCTCTGATCTCGATTAGGAGCCGACAATGCCCGACAACCTGACCACACCGGTTGCCGACGCGACCGTGCTCGCCGCCAAGGATATCGGCGGCGTCAAATTCCCCCAGAACCTGCTGAACGACGCGGCCGGTGCCGATGCGATGGGGCTTGTTACGGCTGCCCCGGCGGCAAATACCCTGCTTGGGCGCCTCAAGGCGATTGCCGACTTGCTCACCCTGACCAATGGCTTCGTCGATCAGCTTGAAGGTCATCTCGATGGCGTAGAAGGTTTGCTCGCCGCGCCGACGCCGGCGGGCGAGAACTATATCGGCAAGACGGGCGGCGACGTGCTGGTCTGCGCGCCTGCCGCACCGCCGGCAACGAGCGCGGGCACATATGCGGCGGGCAACGTCCTGGGCACGAAGTTCCAGTTCCCGGGTGTCGCCCGCACGGCTGGCGCGGCCAGCTTGATCCAAGCCGCGAGCGTTCTCTGCAAGTCGGCAAACACCGCGCAGATCGACTTGATCATCTTCTCGGCCGATCCGACTGCCTCAACCTTTACCGACAAGGCCGCGCTCAACGTCGCGCCCGCCGATTATGACAAGGTGATCGGCGTCGTCTCGCTCAGCAGCTGGACGTCGCTTGGTGCAGCTGCGCTCGGCCAGAACGTGGCGGTTGGCCTGCCATTCCGCCTGCCAACCGGCACCAGCCTGTTCGCCGTCATGGTCGCCCGCGGTGCGATCACGTTGGCCTCTACGTCCGACCTGCTCCCGACGGTCCGCATTATTCCTGGCTGATAGGAGGCGCGCCATGCTGACGCACCTGATCGCCCTTGGCTTGTTCACCGTCGACGACGGCAGCACGAGCCAGAAGGGCAACGTGATTGCGACGTCGGACCGCACGGCGGTGATGACGATCGTGCCGGCAGCCGTCGCGCGCGCGAGCGGTCTGCCGTTCGGCGCCGCGGCCTGGGCGCAGCCGTACGACCCTGGCGACCATGCGCCCTATGCGATTGACTTCTCCGATCTACTCGATGAAGGCGAAAGCATCGCCAAGATCGAGGCGATCAAGGTGTCCCCGACGGCGGCACTCCTCGGCATCGCCATCGATGAGTCGGCCAATTACCGCCCAATCATCGATGTCGGGGGTCAGAAGGTCCAGGTGTGGTTCCTGATCGATCAGGCTTATTGGGAGGCAGCACAATTTGCAGCTGGCGGGGTGCAACTGCCGCTGTCGGTGCGGGTGCTTACCGATGGCAGTCCGGCGAAGCGCTACGAGCGCACGGCGGTCCTGACGGTGCGGCAGCTGTGAAGATCGACAACGGCCGCCGCGCCCAGCTGGAAATCGCCGGGGTGTTCTCTGGAGTGGCTGGCGTGCAGGGCAACAGGGTGTCGTTCCTTCCGAACCGCTCAACAGCGCGGCCGGAGAGCGTAAAGGGCGGCATGCTCGGCGGCCAGCCCGTCCGGCTGACCACCACGAAGGACCCTTCCGGTCCCTTCTACACCGCGCGTTTCGAGGTGATTGAATGACGATCGCGGAGATGCGCCAGATCGTCGGCTTGCCGGAGAGCGCCACCGACGCGGAAGTGGTCGCCGCCTACGCGGCGCTGATCGATGACGGGCGCCCGGCATCGCTGCCGATCGTGGAGCCGGTCACCGTCGAGCAGGTGCGGCGGCACTGCAAGATTGAGGAGGACGAGGAGGATCCTCTCATTGAGCAGAAGATCCGCGCGGCGCGCGAGTGGGTAGAGGATTATACCGGCTGGATTGTCGCGCAGCGTACGTTGGTTCAGCACTTCCAAGGCTGGGGAGTACATCTCGAGCTCTACCGCCGACCAGTCGTGTCCATTGATTCGATCACCTACGATGGCCCTGCCGGTGCTGCGAGGCTTGCGCAGGGCGGGTTCTTGCCCGCTCGCGATGGGCTCCGCATCTACCCCAGCGCTTCCGGGTGGCCGCCGCTCCGGTCTGGTGGCGGCGTAACCGTTGCCTACACCGCAGGATACGACGCCGGCGAGGTCCCGCACTCCATGATCGAGGCCATCATCGTGCTGGTCGCCGGCATGTTGGGGAAGCGGGAAGGCGGCTACGAGCATGCGCAAACCGCGGCGCGGGCACTGCTCGCCCGCTTCCGGCAACCGGCTCTCGCATGACGTCGGTCTTCGACCCCTCCAAGCTCAACCGCCGGGTGCGGATCGAGCGCCCAGTACCAGACACCAGCCTAGACGGGGCGGGCTCGGGCACCTGGGAGCTCGTGAAGGAAGTTTGGGCCGAGGTGCAAGACGTGCTGCCGAGCCGCGGCGAGCGCTTGGCGGAAGGGATCAACGTTGCGGCGCGCCCGGCGCGCGTCAGGATCCGGTACCGTGACGACGTGAGGTCGGACATGCGCCTGGTACTGCTAAGGAAGGGCGTGCCCGAGCGCATCATGCAGATCGTCTCGGGGCCGGCGACGCTCGGCAACCGCGACGGGCTCGAGCTCATGGTCGAGGACTATCGCCCCGCTGGGAACCCCGCCTGATGGTGACCGTCCGAGGTAAGGCGCATCTCGATCGCTATCTCGATCAACTGCCCCAGGACATCGAGACCAAGCTGCTACGTGGCGCGGGCCGCGCAGGCGGGGAGATCGTCGCTGACGAGGCGCGCGAGCGAGCGCTAGCCAATGAGGTTCGCGATGCCGTTGTGCTTCGCAGTTCGTCTCGTGACGGCCGTATCGTGGTGAAGATCACCGTCCGCCAGGGATGGAGCTACTCACTAGGCGTCTGGCAGGAATGGGGGACCGAACCGCACTTCATCCGTGTCGCCGAGGATCAACGTCAGGGCCGTAGCATCGGTCGGATCAATAAGCTGGCGAAGGCGGGTTCGCTCGTAATCGGCGGCAAGTTCGTCGGCGAGACGGTCTACCACCCTGGCGCGCGCCCAAGCCCGTTCCTCCGGCCAGCGCTGGATATCCGCGCCGCAGACGCGATCAAGGCCGCGCAGGCGTACATCAACAGCCGGATCGTCGGCGGGAAGATCGTCGGGGCAGATGAGCCGGAGGACGCGCCATGAGCGGGACCACCATCATCGGAACACTGATCCGCGCCGACGCAGCGATCCTGGAGAAGGTTGCGCTGGCGAGCATCAAATCGGGCGCGCTACCCGAAGATGTCACCTTGCCGGCGCTGCTGATCACCTCGACGAGCCTGACCGAGCGGCAGTCGCTGGTGCGCGGCGAGACGACACCGCAGAGCGAGCGCGTATCGGTAAAGGTGCGCGCCGCGAGCTACGCAGACCAGAAGCTGATGATGAAGCTGGTCGTGGATTGTTGCGCCGGGAAGACCGGCACAATCGCCGACTTCGACAACGTCTCCATCCTCACCGCTGGCCGCGGCCCCGATATGCGCGGGCCGGCCAACACGTTCGACCAGACCCAGGATTTCCGCGTCCACTATCACGCGTGAAATGGCCGGCGGACCGCCGTGCCAGCACACCCCCGAAATGGAGACCGACCATGTCCGACAAGAAGGGCATCGCCCTGAAGGCGTTTCGCGACGCCGGCACCAAGAAGCGGTTCGCCGCCGGCAAGACGTATGATTTCACCGAAGGTGAGTTCGCCAATTACGAAGCCGCCGGCCTGATCGCGAGCCCCGACCACGATGAAGCCAAGGCCGCGGGCAAGCCCGCTGCTGGCGCCAATCCCGAGACCAAGACGGCAGCGAAGAACGCCGCCGCGTGAACCCCGGGCCCGGGTGACCGGGTGCGGCCCCCGCCGGCGTGTCCGGCTCGCCTTCCAGGAGAAATACGATGTCCTCTCAGACCGCGGCGGGCACGAAGCTCGCCATTTCGGCGGAACAGCCCGCCAGCGAAAATGCCACCGGCTATGCCGCGCTGACCTTTACCACCGTCGGCGGCGTCGAGCAGCTCGGCGCATTCGGCGCCAGCTTCGCCAAGGTGGAGTTCCAGCCACTCGATGGTGCCAAAGAGAAGTACAAGGGCTCGCGCGACAATGGTGCGCTGACCGTGCCTCTGAAACTCGATAGCGAGGACGCTGGCCAGGCGCTGATGCAGACCGCCGCCGAGGATCCGAGCCAGGATCTCTATTCGGTCAAGGTGACCTACTCGGACGGTGCGATCCGCTATTTCGGGACCCGTGTGTTCGGCATGCCGGAAACGGTGGGCGGCGCAGATACGATGATAATGGCGAATCCGGTGCTCGAGATCTGCACCGACATCGTCAAGGTCGCCGCTCCGTAACCCATTCCCCACCGGCGCCCGCGACGCCGGCAATACCTTTGTACCGGCCCGTTCGCGTGATCGCGGGACGCGCGGCGGGCCGGTGCACCATCCTACCGCGAAGGAAGTCCCATGTTCGATATCACCAGCCAGGCGGTCAGCGAGACCGCCGCAATCCACATCAAGAGCGCTACCGGCGAGCCGCTTTATGCCGATGCCGAGCGCACCAAGCCGGTCCGGATCGTCATCTATGGCCCCGCCAGCAAGGCATTTGCCGGCCTGGAGACCCGACAGGCGACCCGCAGCGCGGCGCGACTGAAGGCGAATGACGGCGATTATGTGCCTGTCACCGCGGAAGAGCGGCAGCGCGACACTGCCGACGACCTGACGATGATCACCGCGGGTTTCGAGAATTTCACCTATGGCGACGGCGGCATGAGTGGCCCTGAGCTCTACCGTGCCGTTTACGCGGATCCGCGGCTTGGCTTCATCACTCGCCAAGTGGTGCAGAGCCTGGGCCAGTGGAGCGCCTTCGCGGGAAAGTCAGCCGCCGCCTGACCCTCTATGTCCGGCATTTGGCGTGGCTGAACACCGCGCCAAAGCCGGATGAGCGATCGCAGCGGGCGCAGACACAGGCGGATGCGCCGAGAGTGAGCCGCGCCGCGCGAATGAAGCGCGATGGCTTGCCGATCAGGATGCCGCCAAATCCTATGCCGCATGTCGTCGAACGGCTGATGGAAATCGGCCTGACCGAACCGGCCGGCATGGGCATTGGGCCGATCAGCTGGCGATCGATCGCGGACTGGCAGCAAGCGACCGGCATCGAGCTCAGCAGGTGGGAAGTGCGTTTGCTGCGGCAGCTGTCGGTGGAATATGTTGCCGAGCAGCACCGCGCCGAAAGCGAGACCTGCCCGCCGCCCTGGCGTGCTGAAGTGACGCAGCGCGAGCGCGAGATAGGCGAACAGCAGTTGCGGATGGTGCTCGGCTGATCTCACAGCTATACCTCCTAGAAAGCTGGGGAGGTGTCATGCGCGCGGCCGTTTTTCTACTTTGCCTGGTGTGCGGATCGGCCACTGCACAGCACCGCAATAACACCCCGCCGCAACATCAGATCCTTTCATCGGGTGTTTTGACGGGCGCTGATATTGTGGCGATCGCTCGGCTGAAGGCCAAAGAAGAAGGCGACCAGTTCAGTGAGGATCATACGATTCAGTATGTCGGTCGTGAATTCGTTGTAGACCTTCCCGCGCGAGCAATAAGCGTTAGATACGATAAGAATACGCAGACCCTTGTGGCCTCGACGCCGACCATGGATGACGGGATTGATCTTGTTCGAGAGGAAAAGGAAACGCGAGGTGTTGGCCAGAATGCCTTTGGCGCCAAGGTAGCAATGACGAAGCGCCGCGGCGCTTATTATGGCATTCTTCTTCCAGGCAAGTTCTACAGCAGAAGGCCGATCGCTTTCAGCGCCACCCTTGATGGTCCCGCCGCACGCAGCCTGAGCGCCGCTCTACGGCTGCGACTACGCGGAATCCTCGTCTCTGCGGCTAACAGTAAGTCGCCCGTTCTCTCGATGCCTCTGGTTGCTGATGCGACCGTTGACGAACCTGTAGATGTGTGGATCAGCCGATACCTTGTGGCTGTGAAATTCTCAAAGGCGGAGTGGCTGGATGGGCGAACTTCGGCGGTCATCAAAGCGGCCGACATTGAAGATTAGTTGCCCAACCTTTTAACCACACGATCAATAAGGCCGAGACGGCTGCCCTGATATAGCTCTTCGCTCGGTCCAACTACTTCACCGACACCATTCATTCTAACCCTGCTTCGGCGGGGCTTTTTCCGTGGAGGCCGCGCATGGACGACGGTAGCCCAATGCTCGAGGTCGGCTTCACGATCGACCCGTCCTCTTCGGAGGCAGCTCTCGCCGAGCTGCGCGGCGCGCTGGACACGACGGAAACAGCCGCGGTGCGCATGGCCGGAAACATCGAGCGCCAGACCAGCAGCATGATCGATGCGGGAGCGATCGTCGGCCGGATGTCTACGATCACCGCCGCTACCACCCGCGCAGAGCGCGAGACGCGCGCCGAGAAGCTGCGCACCGAACAGGCGATCGAGCGCCTGATCGGTCAGATCGATCGGGAGACCGCAGCCGTCGGCCGCAGCCGGGAGCAGCAGCGCGAGGCGCGCGTCGAGGAACTGGCCGCGACCGCCGCCAAACACGGCAACACCGACGCCGCAAACCGCCTGACCGCCAGCCTTGAAACCCTTCGCAGCGCCCGCGATGCGCACAGTGTATCGATGCGGGCAGAAGCTGACGCCGCCACACGGCTGGCGCGCGAGCATGCTGACTTGGTCGCACAGGTCCGTGGATCGCAGGCCGCGCAGGAAGCTGATGCGGCTGCTGCCGAGAAGCTGCGCATGGCCACGGATCCGCTCTATGCGGCCACGAAGCGGCTGAATGCCGAGATCGCGGAGTCCACCCGGCTCTATCATGCCGGCGTCACTGCCCCCGCTGAATATGCTCGCCAGCAGGAGGTGCTGACCCAGCGCCTGCGCGGTGTTGCAGATCAGCAAGACCTGGCAGCCAAGGCAGGCCGGAACAACGCCTTCGCCCTGCAATCAGTGGCGGTTCAGCTGCCCGACGTGATCGGCGGTTTGCTCACCGGTCAGAAGCCGATGACGATCTTCATTCAGCAAGGCTTCCAGATCGCGCAGGTCGGCATGATGGCCGAGGGCGGGCTGAAGGGCTTCGCGCGCTCGATCGGCGAAGTGTCGAAGGCTGCGCTGATCGCCGTCGTCACCAATCCGATCCTGCTGGGTTTGGCCGCTACGGCCGGCGCTGTGGCGGGATCGATCGCGCTCATGAACAAGGCCGCGAACAGCGGCAGCAGCATGAAGCAATATGCCGCATCGCTGGGCTTGACTGAGAAGCAGATCAGGCAACTCGACAACGTGACGGTGACCTACGGGGACACGACCAAGGCGGTCTTCCAAGTCGCGGGCCGCGCCATCTGGGACGGCATAGGCCCGGCCGTCACCTCGACCTGGACGGTTATGAAGGGGTGGCTGGAAGCGGTCGGCGCCGGCGCCAAAACGTCGGTCAACTTTGTGATTGGTGCGTTTGTGGGCGGGTTCGGTGCGATCAAAGCAACGTGGAGCCAGTTGCCGGCAGCGCTGGGCGACGTGTTCTTCAGCGTCGTCAATCTGAACATCGACGCCATCAACATGATGGTGCGCAAAGCCATAGAGGGTATCAACTGGCTGGGCGCACAGGCCAACAAGATCCTTCCTTCGTTCATGCAGCTCCCGGAACTGGGTGCGCCGCAGATCGAGCGCGTCAAGAACCAGTATGCAGGGGCTGCCAAAGACTTCGGCGACGCGTTCCGCGCGACGCTCGGCGAGTCGATGAAGACCGACTATCTTGGCAACGCCGCAGGCGCGGTGATCGCTCAAGCCCGCAGGAACGCTCAGGATCGGATCCGCAAGGATGCCGAGAAGAAGGGCTATCTCGATCCCGAAAAGGCAAAGAGCGACAAGCTCGCCGAGCGCCTGGGACGGGAGAACCGCGCGATCGAGGCGCAGATCCGCAACCTCTATGCGCTTGCCGACGCCTATGGGGTTTCTGGCGCCGAGGCACTGATTGCCGAAGCGCGAATGAAGGCGGAATCTGACGCGATCAACAAGCGCGGCGATGCCGCGCTGTTCGTCAACCGACAGATCCGCTTGGAGATCGCGCAGCGCGTCTCCGATGCGACGAAGGCCACGGCATCGTTGCGCGACCAGGCCGGAGTGCAGGAGCGGGTGAATGCCGCCATCGCGTCCGGGCTGGTGCCGGCGTCGCAGGCGGCGGACATGGTGCGCGATCAAATTGCCGACTTGCCGCTGCTCGCCGCGGTACAAGCTGCACAGCAGCGTGGGTTGGCTGATGAGGCGGCGCGCGCAACGCAGGCGCTGGACGATCAGCGCGCGGCACGAGTCCGCCTTACTGTCGCCGAGAGCCGGGCACGGCTCAACGCATCGATCCAGACCGGCAGCGACCGCCTCGCCGAACTTCGCGAGGAGTTTCGGCTTGTCATCGCGGCTGCCGATGTGCGCGAGCGATCCATGGCGGAGTTTCGAGCTCGACAGGAGACCGTAGGGTTGTCCGGCGTCGATCCCGCACAGGTCGACGCCTATGTGAAGCTGCAGGGCGATATCGCTGTCCAGACGCTGGCCAATGCGCAAGCCCAGGACGCCTATAACGAATCGCTGACGTTCGCCGCCGACCGGTGGGACCTGATTGCGCGCAACGTGCAGAGGGCCGGCCAAGGCATGGCGGATTCGTTCGGCGAGGCTGGAAGGGCGCTCGGTGACCTGGCATCGGTGTTTGCCGAGTATCGTGCCGACCATGAAGCGGTCGCGGCATCGCACAAGCTGGAACTGAGCCGTATCGACGGTATCGTCGACGCGCGGGAGCGGGAAGCCGCGGCACTCCGCGAGAATGCAAGATTCGCGCTTCGCACCGCGACGATGCAGGTCGGCGCGTTCGGCGATGCCGCCAACGCCGCGAAGCGGTTCTTCGGCGAGAACACGGCTGGCTACAGGTCGATGGCTGCAGCTGAGAAGGCGTTCCGCGCCGTCGAGTTTGCACTTTCGGTGCGGGCGATGGCGCAGGATGCGATCGAAACCGGCAGCTCGATCCTCAAGAGCGGAGCCCGCGCTGCCGCGCATGGTGTGGAGGCTGTCGCCAAAGCGATCGCCTCGCTCCCGTTCCCGCTCAACATCGCGGCCGGCGCGGCGACTGCGGCGGTCATTGCGTCGCTGGGGATCGCCATCGGTGGCGCATTTGGTGGGAGCCGCCCCAAGCAGGCGCCGACGAACACCGGAACCGGCACCGTCTTTGGGGATAGCACGGCGCAGAGCGAGAGCCTGAAGCGCGCGATCGACGAGTTGAAGCAGGTCGACACGCTGACCAACGTCTATTCGCGCCAGATGCTCGAATCGCTGCGGTCGATCGACAGTCAGATCAGCGGCGTAGCAGCCGTGATCGTGCGCGGCGGCGACATCAACGCGAGCGCTAATGTCTCCACCGGCTTCAAGCCCAACCTGGTCGGATCGGTGCTCGGCTCAATCCCGTTGATCGGCGGCGCGCTCAGCGGCCTGTTCGGGACCCGCACGGATGTGACCGGGAGCGGGATCTATGGCGGCGCGCAGAGCATCGGCAGCGTGCTGAATGGCGGGTTCGACGCCCAGGCCTATTCGGACGTCACGAAAACGAAGAAATTCCTCGGCATCGTCACGGGCCGGTCGTCGTCGACCACGTACGGCGCCCTTGATCCGGCGCTCGAAAATCAGTTCACGCTGATCCTGCGCAGCTTCAATGATGCGATCAAGGCGGCCGCCGTGCCGCTGGGCGAGTCCACGGACGCGATCCAGCAGCGACTGAATGGCTTCGTCGTCAACATCGGCAAGATCGACCTGAAGGGGCTGACCGGCGAGCAAATCCAGGAGAAGCTGAGTGCGGTGTTCGGCGCCGCGGCGGACAACATGGCCACCGCAGCCTTTCCGCTGATCTCGCAATTCCAGCGCGTTGGCGAGGGCGCCTTCGAGACGCTCACCCGCGTCGCCACGACGGTGGAGCAGGTCAGTACCTCTCTTGATCTCCTAGGCAGCAGTGCCCGGGGCATGAGCATCGCGGCGAAGCTGGGCCTCGCCGACCAGTTCGAGAGCGTGTCGGCGCTAAACGATGCCGCCACCGCTTATTTTGCGGCCTATTACACCAGCGCCGAGCAGGCGGCGGCCCGCACCGCGCAGCTTTCCACCGTGTTCGGCAGCCTGGGCCTCGCGATGCCTTCCACGCTCGATGCGTTCCGCCAGCTGGTGGAGGCGCAGGACCTGACCACGTCGGCCGGACAGGCGACCTATGCGACGCTCCTGAAGCTCGCCCCCGCCTTCGCCGACCTCCAGACCTCGCTGCAAGGCGCCAAGAGCGCCGCGGACATCCTGAGCGAACGCCAGGGACTTGAGCGGCAGATTTTGGAGTTGCAGGGCAAAACCGACGAAATCCGCAAGCTCGACCTGGCGAAGCTGGACGCGAGCAATCGCGCGCTACAGCTGCAGGTCTGGGCAATCCAGGATGCGAAGTCCGCCGCGACGGCTGCCGAAGAACTGCGGCAGGCGTGGACGAGCGTCGGCGACGGCATCATGGACGAAGTCCGCCGCATCCGCGGGCTCGGCGACGCCACTGGTGCGAACACGTTCGCTGGCCTGATGGGACGGTTCAACGCGGCGACGGCGGCGGCGCGCGGCGGCGACCTTGATGCCGCGAAGTCGCTGCCGCAGCTGTCGCAGGCGCTGCTTGCTGCCGCGACAAGCGCCGCGACCAGCCGGCAGGAGCTGGCCCGGGTGCAGGCGCAGACGGCCGCGAGCCTTGAGGCGACCTACGGCGCGATCGGCCAACTGGGCGCCGCCGCAACCTCGGCTACGGACAATGCGCTGCTGGCGGCGGCCGCGACCGCGCAGGCGGCAGCCTCGCCTTCGAATGACAGCGCGGCGACGATCGCGTCGCTGATCGCACTGATATCCGACCTGAAGCAGGAGGTCCGGCAGTTGCGCGATGATAATAACGCCGGCCACGCCGCGACGGCGGGCAACACCGGCAAGACGGCGAAGATTCTCGACACGGTCAATCAGGCCGCCGGCGGCATCGCGCTAGCGGTGGCTGCGGCATGAAGGTCGTTCGTCCTCTCCCGATCAGTCTGACGGCGTCCTCGGTGCCGGAGAATGATCATCCGGCGTGGGCGGCCGATGTGGCCTATGCGCTGGGCGCGCGCGTCATCGTGCCGGGACTTCACCGGGTGTTCGAGAGCGCCGTCGGCGGCAATCAGGGCAACAACCCTGCGACAGCAGCTACGTTCTGGACAGAAGTAGGCCCGACAAACCGCTGGGCCATGTTCGAGACAGCCGCCGGTCCTGCCACCAGCGCTACGGCCCCGATCGTGGTGACGCTCGCGCTGCCGGATGCCGTCGACGCTATTGGACTCGTCGACCTGCAGGCGGCGAGCGTGCGGCTGGAGATCTCCGCAGGCAGCGCGACCATTCTAGACCAGACGCGCAGCGTGCCGGCGGCGTGCGAGGTGTTCCTCGGCCTGCTTCCCGGGGTGGGCCGGTCAGCGACGATCACGATCACGCCAGCCGCGGGTGCGGCGGCGATCATCGGGAAGCTGATCACGGGCACGGCGCTTGACCTGGGCAAGCTTGCCGATGCGCCGACGGTCGGCCTGACTGACTTCAGCCGCCGCGATACGGACGAGTTTGGCGTCACGACCGTCGTCGAGCGTAGCTGGACGAAGCGGATTGAGGCGACGTGCCGCGTCCCGGCAGCGGCTGTCGACAGCATCCAGCGCCAGCTCGCCGCCTTCCGCGCGCAGGCGGTGCTCTGGATTGGCAAGGCGGACAATGCCGGGCTGATCACCTACGGCTTTTACAAAGACTTCTCGCAGGTGATCAGCCTGCAGGGTATCAGCACCTGCTCGCTGTCGATCGACGGTCTGCCGGCGGCGGATATCGCCACGCCCGCCGTGGATCCAGCGGTGAGCGGCGTCAGCGACTTCCAGGTCGTTCGCCCGGCTGAAATCACCGATGCTGCGCTGGTGGCGTCCAGCGTGCCGGAGAGCGACTACCCGGTCTATTCGAGCCTCACCAGCTACGCCGCAGGCGCCCGCGTCATCCTGCCGGCGACGCACCGCGCCTATGAGAGCCTGACCGCCAGCAACGCCGGGCACAACCCGGCCACCAACAGCACGCATTGGCTCGACGTCGGCCCGACGAACCGCTGGGCGATGTTCGATCAGGCGCTCGGCACAGCCACCACGGCGATCGGTCCGATCGAGGTCCAGCTGAAGCCGGACACCTTCGCCGACGCCATAGCGGTGCTCGACGCGACTGGCGCCACCGTTCGCGTGCAGGCGCCGGTCTATGACCGCACCCAGACGATCGGCGGCGAGCAGACCACCGCGCTATTCCTCGACCTTGCGCTCGCCGCCGGTGACACTGCCACGGTGACCATCTCTGCCGCTGGTGGTGGCTCGGTCGCTGTTGGCACGCTGCTGATCGGGGCGCGGGAGGGGCTGGGCAAGCTTGAAGACGCGCCTACGGTCAGCACCACCGACTTCAGCATCAAGAACACCGATGATTTCGGCCAGACCGTGCCGATCGAGCGCGCCTGGGCGAAGAAGATGGAAGGTCGCAGCCTGGTGGCGACGACTCGGATCGACGGTCTGATGCGGCGGCTGGCGACGCTTCGCGGCAAGCCCTCGTTGTGGATCGGCGCGGCCGAGCTCGACACGCTGACGATCTATGGCTTCTTCCGCGACTTCACCGTCACCCTCGGCGAGCGCGTCAGTATCGCATCGGTGACGATCGAGGGCTTGGCCAAGGCTGCGCCCGCCGTGCCGTTCAATGCGGCGATCGAGTGGGAGAACATAACAGGTCCAGGCAAGCCGGCGGACAACGCGACCGTGGGCGCTCCGCCGGGAACTTCCGTTGGTGGGGTGCCGGCAAGCGCGGTAGCGGACGCGATCAAGGACACCGCCGGCAACGTGGTGCCGGTTCGCGACCAGCTTGCCGCCACCAAGGCGACGATCGACGCGGCCGTTGCTCTGGCGCGGCTGGAAGCGGCGGAAGCTCAGGAAGATGCGACGCAAGCGCGCATCGACTTGGCGGCCGAAGTCGCACGCGCAAAGGGAGCAGAGGGCACGCTGACCGTCGATTTGGCGGCCGTGAAGACTACGGCGGACGGGGCGGACGCGGGCGTCACCAGCGAGGCGACCGTGCGGGCGCAGCAGGACCTGGCGCTGAGCTACCGGCTCGACGTCACCGAGGCCCAGCTTGGCGGCGGGCAGGACAGCGGCTTGCGGGCTCAGATTCGAGATGAGGCAACCGCGCGGGTCAACGCCGTGGATGCGATCGCTGGTCGAACTGCGTTGGTAGAAGCGCGCGCGGCACGAAGCACCTTCCTCAATCGAAATGCCGTGTTCTCAGAGCCGTGGGCTGTGAACGGGGTGCCGCCCTCCTGGCAACTCTGGGCAACTGAAGGCAACCCCTACATCGGATGGTGGAACCAAACGACTGGGAATGGCCACTATGGCGCCTATGCGCTCCAAATCGATCGCCAAGGTCGGAATTGCGGCGTCAGGCAGGAAATCTTGGGCCAATTTCCGGTTGGTTGGTACGTGCTGGAGATGGAAGGTCGTTTTGAAGACGGCGACACCCGCGGGTCCGGCATGCTCGCGCAGTTTTATCGGTCGAATGGCACGGAGCATTCCTTTGGCACACTCGCCTTTTGGCTAGACCCAGACAGCGCTGGGTTCAGGGGCGGTCGGCCCAATCGGAGCTTCAGCAAACTGGTCTGGTGCGCCGAGGACAGCACCCGTATCTCGCTTTACCTCATGGCCGGCTGGGAAGCTTTTGCGAACCCGTCTCCCGGCTTTTTACGAACTATCTGGCATAAGGCTGGCATCCGGCCCGCAACGCGCACCGAGATCGACACGCAAACGGTGATGAACGCGGATGTGATTGCCCGAATCGGGACTGAGGAAATCACACGAGCGGACCAGGACCGCGCGCTTGCCGATCGCACTAGCATTGTCGAAGCCAAGCTAAACAAGACCACGGATAGTCCCCTCTATGCTGCCGTGCGGGACGAAGCGACCGCTCGAGCGGATCAGGACCGTGCGCTCGCCGATCGCACAAGCATTGTCGAAGCCAAGCTGAACAAGACTACCGATAGCCCTCTCTATGCGGCCGTGCGTGAGGAAGCGACAGCCAGAGTTGACCAGGTCCGCGCGGTTGCGGACCGGACCAGCAGCGTGGAAGCGAAGCTGAACGGAACAGAAGACAGCAACCTCCGCGCACGCATCGTGGAATCCGAAGCCGCGATATCCGGGCTGAACGGGCGCACCGCAGCGTATTGGCAGGTGCTTGCCGTCGCCGGGAACAATCGAGCGCTGATCGGTCTGTGGGCGGACGCGAACGCCGGGGCTGGCGTCGACATCGTAGGGGATGTCCGAATCACCGGCGCCGACCAGGACGGAAGCGCGGTACTCAGCGGGCGAGGTGTCTTCACCTTCTATCAAAATGGCGCCCCGTGCGTGCGCCTGGGGCGTTGGTAGGATGCCGACCGGCCTCATGCTGACCTTGTCGGACGGCACGCCAACCTTCGATCAAACGACGCCGCTGGTGAAGTTCCTCGGCCAGGTGACGATCGGCGTCGGCTATACGGGTGAGCCCTATCAAGGGAGCATTTACGACCCGAGGTTCACCCAGTACGCACTGCACCGGCCAGACTGGTGCCGCATAGATGGGGGCTTCAACTCCGAAGGCTTCGACGCTCGCTGGCACTTCGAGGGCAATAGCCTGATTTGGACCTATCCGATTCAGCAGCCTAGCTACGTCACCATCAACGGCATTCCGACGCTGGTGAACCGGCCGCGCCAGACGATCAGCTACTTTCTGGTTTGATCGCATGGCAGTCGGCTTTGAAACCTTTGAGCCCAGCGGTAAGCTCCAGATCTCCAGCGAGATGCTGATCTACGTGCTGCGCCTGAGCGGCACGACGTTCGTCGAGAACTTCCAGGTCGGCAACACGTGCCCGACCAGTTTCGCGGTGCCGGGATCGCAGACCTATCCCAACGCGCTGATCGCGCTCAGCGGAGGCGGCGGTCACGCGGCGGCGATTGCCGGCGTCTACGGCGCCGCCAGCACCAGGCGGTACGGGACGACAGCGCCGGTTGGAACGCCCTTCAACTACTACCTGTTCGAGCGCAGCAACACCTATCCCCCGACGAACTTCGGCATCGAGGTGTTGAAGCAGACGGGAGAGATCGTGTTCTCGACCTCTCAGCGCGTGATGCGAGTGCTCCAGGTCCTGGAGACGGAGGACGTCGGAAGCGTGGCGGCCAACTTCCCCGGCCGGCAGCTTGCGTGGTGCCAGGGTGCGTGGGCGGGGCATCGCATCGCCGGGCCGCTGATCGAGAACAGCGGCGGCCCCGTGATCGTGGATCCCGGAGCCCCAGGGGAAGGCGATGCGCAGTACACCTGGAACAACGACGGCAAGATCTACGGTGGCTACCTTGCAAACGGCGGTGCAACCGTCGGCACCCAGCAGATCAGCTTTGACGATGTGACGATCGGACCAACGCCCGATCCTACCCAGCCGCCCGATTACATCCTGCCCCTGAAGCTCTTCATCGTCGACGTGACCGGTCTGCCGGTCGGCGTCCAATTTTATTGAGGATCAGTGCCATGCCGACCGTGATCACCGACGAACAAGCAGCCGTGATGCGCGAGCAACTCGCGGCATATGAGCGCCAGAAGGCCTACGAGGCGGCTCTCGCGCGCCACCAGCTCTATTTGGCGTTGCTACCCTTGGTGAACAGTGACCACTTCATCGCCATCCACCAGCAGCTGTCGGCAATTCGCAGCGACGGACCCAAGAATGATAGCTTTTTCGGGGTCAGCCTTGAGGCGATCTACCAAGGAATGACAAGCATGGGCGTCCAGGTCGCGAACTGGGTGGAGCCTGTTGCTCCGACGCCGGCAACCCCGGAAGCTGAGGCGACCGACGTCGTAGCGTCCGCATGACCCCGTCGCGCTTCCCGCCGTCGTTCAACGACAATCCGTTGAGCTACGGCTTCGCTTTGTTCAGCCTGGCGCTGATTACCTCGATCGCGTTGGCCTATGTGATTGCGGTGCTCCTTGAGCGCACACGCGAGCGCGAGATCAACGCGGCGATCAGAAATCCTGCGCTACCGCCGCCAGAGCACGGCATCACGCTGCTCAGCCTGCACCGGATGATCTATTGCGGGCTGCTGTCGACGATCATCCTCGGCGCCGGCCCCGACGTCCTGCTGCTGCTCGCCTGGGGCGAAGCCTCGGACAACGCGATGTGGTGGATCTTCCAACTCGACCGCGTCTGCGATGCCGCCACGATCGGTCCCTTCCTGATGTCCATGTTCCTGGCGATCCGAGCCGAGAAGTCGATCGAGCATCGGCTTGGGCTGGATCCTGCGGTGATTCCAGTGCGCCCGACCTGGGGGATGGTTCGGGACAAGCTCAAGATAACAGGAGCAGTGCTGTGCATAGCGGTGGGGGTGACCTTGTACAAAGCGGCGGGCTTGCGGTGAAGCTGGCAGGTGCGGCGGTCGCCGCGCCGACCTTTGGTCCGGCCATCATCACGGCCTTCGGAATCGATATCCCGATCGTCGCACTCGTTCTGTCGGTGATCGGCTTGGTGCTCGCGCGGTTCATCGCGCCGCCACCACTTCGGAAGCTGACCTTCAACCAGGAAGTGGCGCTGACCGCGCTCCTCCTCATCATCCTTTTCCTGATCGTCACCGGCGAGTTCCCGATCGTCGGCGCCGGGCGCCCGATCGGCGCGGGTATGGCCGTGATGTGGGGCATCGGCCTCGGCTTCTCCGGCATGCTGGCGATCGAGTTCTTCGGCAACCGCGCCATCGCCATGCTGCGCGCTGCATTCGGCAAGAGCCCGGGCGAGGCCGAATAACCACTCCTGCCCGCGCCGATCAGCGGGCGGGCCTTCCCTAGCGGAGATGATCCATGGACATGACGACGCTGCGGCGGCGGCTGGTGGCGCTTGGCTACCAGCCGTCGGCCGAGGGCGCGCCGTTCGGCGCTGCCGACAGAGCTGCCATTCTCTCTGCGCTCACCGACGGCCCAGATTACAAGCTGGGGGCTGACGATATCGAGGACGCGGCCGATCAGCTGCGCGTCGATCCGGCTGCGATCTGGGCAGTATGGGATGTGGAGGCGAGCGGGGCGGCGTTCACGGACGGCCGCCCGACCATCTTGTTCGAGCCGCACCGGTTCAGCCGCGCAACGGGCCATCGGTACGATGCCTCGCACCCGGCGATTTCGTCGCGGAATTGGAACCGCAAGCTCTACCCCGCGCGCCAGGTGGGGCGCTGGGGCCAACTGCTCGATGCCGTCGCCCTTGACGTCGACGCGGGCTTCGCCTCGGCCAGCTATGGCGGCTTCCAGATCCTGGGCGAAAACCACGCCATCTGCGGCGCTGTCACACCCTGGGCGTTCGCCTGGCAACAATCGCAGACCGAGGCCGACCAACTCGCTGCCTTCCTCCGCTTCGTCGAGGGCAAGGGTCTCGCGGCCGCGCTCCGCCGGCACGATTGGGCGGCGTTCGCGAAGGGGTACAACGGCACGGCATTTCGCGAGAACCGATACGACGAGCGCCTCGCCGCCGCATATGCGCGCCGCCGAGCGGCCCGCGCGGCATGACGTGTACCTACTGCGGCTCGGGCGACCATCAAAAGCCGCTTTGCCCGCACACCTGGTCGGGTTCCTCTCGGAGGCTGCATCTCCGCTGCACATACTGCGGCGGTCGGGACCACGCCTACGAGGCCTGCCCGGAGATCCTCGCCCCGCATCGGCGCGACCCGAACGCCTTCCTCCGGAGACGATGAATCATGAACCCGCTGAAGTATGTCGTGCTGGGGCTCGCCCTGGCGCTGGCAATCGCACTCGCCGTGATCGGCGACCTCTCGCACAAGGTCGATGCCTTCCGCTCGACCACCTCCACCGCGGCGGATGTGCGCGACAAGGCCGGCAACCCGGTCACCCTCTCCACCAAGGCAGCTCTCGCACAGATCCGGATCCTTGGCGCCGCCGTCAGCGACGCGCAGAAGGCCAGCACGGACGCGAAGGCCAAGGATCAGGCCCACGTCATCACCGTCGAGCGTGCCAACGCGCGCACCAATCAGGAGGTATCGTCCGATGTTCTCGCGAAACTCGATCGCGTCCAGGCTGAGCTGGATGCTTCTCGCGCTCTCGCTGCTCAGCGCATGCGCGAGCTCTCCGCGGCCCGAGCCGATCAAGATCGTGGCCGAGGGTCGCCAGTCGCCGATGATCCCGACGCCACCTGCCGAGCTCACTTCGCCGCCGCGTGTGACGAAGTTCTTACCCTCCTCGCGGAAGCCGAGCGCAACACCGTCAAGCTTCTCGGCTGGCAAGCCTGGTGGCCCGAAGTAGCGGCGAACCACCACGCCGAGGCGGCGGAGCCGGGCAAGTGACGGCGTCGACCGCGACGCCCTCACGCGACCTTCCTGGCTTCCCGGGCTTCATCGCGACGCCGCTGCCCTGGGGTTCGACCCTCATCTCAGGACACGGCCTGTGGCTGGTGATCGACCATACCAAGGGCAGCGTGACCGGGCTCCGCGCTCTCTGGAACCTGCGCCGTGCCGCCGGCAACCGCTGACATTCGCATGACGTGGCCGATGTACCATCGGAACCAGTGCGAGGTCGACGGGCGCGTGGTGCAGCTCAGCGTCCAGGAGGCGGACATTTTGAGCCTGCTTCTCGCCAGCCGGGGGCAGACGGTGACGCTTCCGAGCATTCTGCACGCACTCTGGCCGAACCCAGATCGCGAGCCGGAGAGCGCGGAGGCTGTGATCTATCGCGTGATCTACATGCTGCGCCGGCTGCTCGGCCCCGGCGTGATTTTCACCGTCAACAAGGGCCTCACATCGCCCAGCGGCTACCTGATCCCGCGGCCCGGCGAATAGCGCTTCCGCTGCTCGCCCACTCAGCGCTCATCATTCTTGAACGGAGAAGGCAATGCGCCTCAGCACCCTCAACATGTCCTTGGCCGCGACGATTATGCGCGCAACAATGGGGGCGGCAGCGCTCGCCATCCCTGTAGCACCGAATATCGCGCTGCCGGTCACAGACGGGTTGCTCGCGCGCTGGAACGCGAATTTCTCGACTGTTTCGGTTTCGGGAGGGCGGATCAACGCTGTCAGCGACCTGACTGGCAACGGCTACCCACTAGGTGACGAGGCGACCGGCTTAGGGCCGCGGCTAACCACCTATCCGAATGGGCTGAAGGCGTTCCGGTTCAACCAAGACAGCTTCTTGAGCGCGGATACTCCCACGCTCGGACCGCTCGCCTCCACGGTCATCGCGATCATCCGTGATCACAACACGCGAGCCAATAACAAGACGATCGTCTCGGCCGGCAAGCGCTCCACAACGGGCGGCGGCAAGCTCGCCTACACCACCGCAGGGGTGAACGGTGCGGCTCCCTATGTGGGGCGCGCCGGCACGTCGTCCGACACCGTGGTCAAGCCATACCTTGCCCTCGGCTGCCAGATGCAAGTCGCTGGCTGGAGAAACGGCGCGATCGGCACACCCGGCACGGCCGCATCGAACACTGCGGGCCAGCGGTGCGCGGTAAACCAGAAGTCACTCAATGTCGCCAATCAGAATGCCGCCTCCGCCGCCGGGTTAGAGGTTGGGCGCAACTCTGCGACCACCACCAGCTCGAGCACGGTCGGTGCGCAGAACGTGGCAAATGGAGACTGGTACACCGGCGATATCATTGAGCTGATCGTCTACAGCCGTCCGCTCCGAGATGATGAATTCGACCTGGTGATGCGCGCCCTCTCGGAGGCATACCGGATCCCGGAGATCAAAGGGCAGTTTGCGCTAGAGGGAGACAGCCGAATTTGCTCAGTGCTGCCGACGCTCCCCGCCGAGAATCCGGGCATGTGGATGACCGATCCGGGCTCGCCATACGCGCTGCCTAAAGACGTTCGCGTCATCAACTATGCGGTCGGGGGGTCCACTACGATCTACGCCCCAAACGGCCCGTTGCGTGGACGCCTAGACATCGGCGGCGCAACCTCTGGGTTCCAGTGCCTTATTCCCGGCGGCCGGAATCTGCTGGCCTTGATGGTCGGTCATAACGACCTGTCGCAGTCGGCGGTGATTGCGACAGCGGATAACCCGCTGACGATCTACCAGAACGTGAACTCGCTGATCCATAACGCCAGCGCGAACAGCTACCTGACGCTCGGCTGGGAGGTGGTGCTGATCGTCGAAATTCATAACAATAACGAACGGTACATCAACGGCGGCAACGGATGGACCGGCTACCGGGCGCTGCAGCGCAGCCAGGTTGCTGGATATAACTTGCTCACCGACAACAATGCTGGGCCAGGGCAGACCTACGAAGGCAAACTCCGAAATCTGGATGTCCCGCTTATGACTGTCGGCGGCCAGACTGTGTTCGCAACGGGGCCTGATACGCTCAACACGAACTATTATCTGCCCGATCGTCTGCACCAAGCGGCCGAAGGGATGCGGGTGTTTGTGACCGGGGGAGATACACCGCAGCACGGCCTCCGCTCGGTCTGGCCCTCATGATGTAGAAATGTCAGCTAGATCACCTCGTGGTTCTGGCACTTCCCGCAATGCTCCGGATTGCCAGCATGCCGATCTCCGCAGATGTGACCGGATGACGTCTCAAGCTGTTCGCGGTTCCAAAGATTCAACCGCGCCACTGCTACAAATGCGATGACGCAAATCAGAACCTCCTGAAAAACCGTCAGCGGTGCTTCCATGTTGATCCCCCTTTTGTCGACACGTTACCACGCTTTCTACCGACTAGCCTAGTAGCCTGGAGGTTCAAGCGCACGACGGCCTTCCCGAGTGCGAAACTGAAGATCAGTTTTTCGTAAGCTTGGCAAATTCCTCCGCTATCGCTGAGATTTCGCCCTTGATATAGGTCCGGCGTCAAGCGGGGGGGGCATAGATGGTTAAGACAGATCGAGTGCAAGAGATTGACGGCCTGCGAGCCGTCGCAGCGATCATGGTCATGTTTGCACACTGGTTCGAGGCGATATCACGCCAGCAGGTCCCCCCTGCCGTGCAAGCGATTTCACACGCACTGCTAGGCGAGTATTTTAGCCCTGGCAGAATGGCGGTCGTGGCGTTTTTCTGCATCAGCGGCTATGTAATCCCCTTCAGCTTTAAGGGATCCAACCCGCTGGTGTCGTTCCCGATCAGTCGAATCTTTCGGCTGTATCCGGCCTTTTGGGCAGCAGTGACGGCTGGCGCGATCGTCGGAATCGCTACCGGGAGCGACCCTATCACGTTGCCGAGGTTCCTCTTGAACCTCACGATGCTGCACATGTTTCTTGGGACTAAATCGATCATAGGCGTGGATTGGACGCTCGTGATCGAATGGCTTTTTTACGGCATCTGCTATGCGATGTTCGTCGCGTCCCTACTGAGCCGGCCACTGTTTCATTACGCAATGATGGTTTGCTTCATCGGTGCCGCGTCGGCGTTGGGCGCTTGGCGATGGCTGCACCCAGCGAGCGGTCTGCCCGTTGGCATACCAACCTATTTGGCCGCGATGCATTTTGGGACACTGGCTCGCATGTACATGAGCGGGGATGGTCGTGTGTCGCGCAGCTTCTTCCATGTGTCCTTGGCAACGCTCACCGGAGGAGTTCTAGCTGCATATTTTCTGGCCTACTGGCGAGCGTCGAACGAACAGTTAGGTTATATCGCTTCGAACGCGGGCTACTTCGCAGGTGTAGGCATCTTTCTAGCGTGCATAAGGTTTCAGCTATTCGGTGGGTCGTTCTTGGCCTCGATCGGGAGGATCAGCTACTCAATTTATCTCCTTCACACGACAGTGATCGTAGCCTTGATTAGCGTTTGGAAGATGATCCCGGATTGGTCGCTCGCATCCCTTGTGATGACGCCAATCTATATCGCTACTGTTTTCATGGCAGCCAGCGTCAGCTACAAATATGTCGAACTCCCCTTTCAGGAGCGCGGCAAGCACGTTCGCAGGCGGTTGGAAGACGCCATCGCCCGCAGACGGGGTCACCGTGCTGAACGTGTGTGATGGGGTGTGCACCGAAGGCAATCGCGGTCGCTCAGTCTCGTTGAGAACGAAGCGGTGTTGCTGTTAAATTCTGTTTACCGAATCGCTTAGGCTCAATAGGTCTGAGGAAACTCAGGGGGACCTTATGGCGATCAAGACGGACACATCGGACTTCTTCTTCTTCAACCGCGAACGCCTTTATGCGTTGGCGGAAGAGTATCACGATCGCTTCGTGAACGCCGAGCCCTACGAGCATGTCGCAATCGACAATTTCCTGCCGGACGATGTCGCGAAGCGGCTTGCTTCTGCCTTTCCCGGCCTCGACGATATCAACTGGCGACTGGAAGGGCCGGGGGACAGCGCGCATAGC